AAGGATTAAAAATAATGAAATTACTACAAACTTAGAAGATCTAACAACATTATCTAGAGATACTAATACAGAAAAATCTTCATCGATAACCAGAGGCGTTCAACCAACACCGGTAGATGTATCAGAATTTGCAGGATTGAAGACTTTCCCAGATTCTATGAAGTTATCAAAATATTTTACGTTAGGAGATCTTTCAACCAGAGCCGCTGCTTCATCGTACGCAGTCAGGGATCAAGGTGGACTAACATCTGCTCAGATTGTAGGAAATCTAAAACACTTATCTGTAAACGTATTAGATAAAATAAAAGAACAATATCCTGATATGATTATAACCAGCGGGTTTAGAAGTAAAAATGAAGGATCGGATCATGATAAAGGACAGGCAGTAGATATACAATTTACAGGCAGGTCAAACGATGATTATTATGATATTGCAAAATGGATTGAGGCAAATACCCCATATAAACAAGTATTGCTAGAATATGCTAAAAAACCAAATGGAAAAATAGTTGCTTGGATACACGTTGCGGCAGCTAGCAACGGATCAAAATCTGCAATGCCTATAGGTACACTGGTAAATCACAGTGCCAATGCTCCTGGGGCTCGCAATTCGTTTGTAAATTATGGATAAAATTGCTACATAAATAATAATGTTCTAGCCCCTTACCAAAAACAATAAATATAAAAATGGCAACCGTAAATCGAATTGTACGAAGATATACAGATTTAAATCTGTTATTTAAGCCGCATCCTTATTCAAAAGATGTTTTAACTAGAACAAATGCTGACGCAGTAAAAACTGCTATTCAGAATTTAATTCTGACAAAAAATTATGAGAGACCATTTCACCCGGAAATAGGTAGTCAAGTTAGTGCGTTGATTTTTGAAAATTTTATACCATCTACAATTACTGCATTAGAAAAATCAATTGAAACCACTATACGAAAATTTGAGCCAAGGGCAAGAATTATAGATATTCAGATTATTGATAATTCTGATAAAAATGCAATTGATATAGAAGTAACATTCGCACTTAGTAATACCGAAGAACCTATAACCGTAGCAACAACTATTAGCAGAGCAAGATAATGTCCAATCTAAGAATAGCGGAATTAGATTTTGATACAATAAAATCAAATCTAAAAGACTTTTTAAAAAATTACGTTGATGACGATGGTGCACCATACTTCACAGACTTTGATTATGAAGGATCTGGGCTATCTATTCTGTTAGATGTACTATCTTATAATACACACTACAATGCTTACTTAGCAAACATGGTAGTTAATGAGATGTTTTTAGACTCCGCAGTTAAAAGAGCATCTGCAGTTTCTATTGCAAAGCATTTAGGATATACGCCAATTTCTACACAAGGGGCAAGAGCGCTATTATCATTCGAAGTTGACTCCCCTACGAATAATCCAAACTTTTTGACACTTGAAAGATTTACTCCATTTACAACCACTATAAATGAAAATTCTCTAACATTTGTTAATTTAAATTCTGTAACGATACAACCCAATGTTGGAACATATACATTTACTGATGTAGAAGTTGTAGAGGGTATTCCATTAGAATACATATTTACTGCAGATGTTCCTGGTCCAGCAGAAAAATATGTAATACCTAATGAAAATTGTGACATTTCATCTATTCAAGTTATTGTACAAAATTCATTATCAGATACAACAACTACAGTATACTCCTTAGCAGAAGATACCTTAAATATAGATGGTACGTCGAATGTTTATTTCTTAGAAGAAAATACAGCTGATAGATATCAAATACATTTTGGCGATGGTATTTTAGGTAAAAAATTAAATAGAGGCAATCTTGTTAAAGTTACCTATTTAATTAGTAATGGCACTCTAGGTAATGTTTCTGGTAATATTTCTCAAGAATTTTTTTGCGGCTCGCAAATTGGCGGCGGTTCGGTTACCGGTATAATCACACCCACTTCAAATTCAAGAGGCGGAACTTCTAGAGAAACGATTGAAAGTATTAGATTTAATGCTCCAAAATTTGGATCTTCTCAAAATAGAGCAGTTACTGCTGAAGATTATAAAGTATTAATTTCTAAAAATTATCCTTTAGTTGAATCTATCTCAGTATGGGGCGGAGATGACAATGATCCTCCAAAATACGGCAAAGTTATTATTTCATTAAAACCATACGATGGCTATGAAGTAACACAACAAACTAAAGATGACATTTCAAATTTAGTTTTACTAAGTAAACAAGTATTATCTATTGTTCCAGAATTTATTGAACCAGAGTATTTTTATATTAATTTGGCAGTGAATGTAAAATATAATTCTAAAACTTCTACATTGTCTGCAACCCAAATTAAAAATTTAGTTGTATCAACAATACAAACCTATTTCAATAATGATTTACAAAAATTCGATAAGGATTTTATTTATTCCAAATTATCGAGAACAATTGACGCATCCGACAATTCAATTGTTGGTAATTTAATGACTGTTAAACTACAGAAAAGAATAACACCAATATTAAATTATGATAATCATTATGTTGTCGGAGATACAATTAAATTTAAAAACGGCATTGAACCTGGCAGTCTAGAAACTACTAGATTTGTAGTTTCACAAAGCGGGATTTCAGTTGAAGCTAGAATTAAAGATGTTCCTAACGATATTGTACCTAACAGAGTAGGTTTTGGTACACTAAAATTAGTTAACGCAGATACCGATAAAACTATTATAGCAGATTATGGAACTATTGATTATAATGCAGGTATAATTTCAATCGACGTGTTGCATCCCACGGGATACACTGAAGATAGTACAGATATTAGATTATCTATAACCGTTCAAGATTCATACTTAGATGTTATGGTTAGTAAAAATGAAATTTTACTATTAGATGATAGTACATTCAACGGCGCCGCAAATAGATTACAAGGATTAACTGTTAACACGATTGCAGTTATAACCGAATGAGTCGAATAAAAGAAAAATTATCTAGAATATTTGCAAAGCAGATACCTGAATTTCTACGGGTATCTGAAGCCGAAGCTGCAACCTTTACAACTGGGTCTACTGTTGCCGGATCTGATATTGTAACAGTAAATACTAGTATAGATATTGAGGCGGGAGATAAATTATCTCATTCGCAAATTTCTGGAGCAATCTATGTCATAGGTATTTTATCAAATACCAAAATTCAAATTAGTGCAGCTGCGCCAGTAACATTAACTTCTGTAAAATTAAATTTTGTAAAAACAAATACCAATTCAAATTTTATAAAATTTTTAGAGGCATATTATAAATTTCTAGAACAAGATCAATACCCACAAGAGTTATTACAAAATGCTAGACAATACGCTGATAGTGAAACTACAATTGATTCATTAATTGAGAACTTCTTTATAAATTATGGGAATGATATTCCTCGTAACATCATTACAGATAAACGTTCTTTTATAAAGCACTTTAGAGACATTCACAAAACAAAAGGAACTGAAGAAGCATACAAATTATTGTTTAGAATTATATTCAATGACCAAGCTAGTTTCTTTTATCCCGATACAGTAATTTTAAAAGCTTCAGATGGCGTCTGGAAAAAAGATTATACTTTAAGAGTTATATCTATAGATAATTCTAATATATTTAATTTTATTAATACTAAAATTGTAGGGGATATATCTGGAGCATCTGCTGTAGTAAATAACGTTGTTAAAATTAAACCTGATGTGGGATATTTAATTGATGCGTATGAATTAACTCTTGAAAAAATTAAAGGTAATTTTCTAATTGAGAATATATCTGCTAGCAAATTAATCAATCCTGCTACAAATACAAGAGAAAATTTAAATGCAGGCATAATTCCACAGTTAATTAAACTTGATATCATTGACGGAGAAAATGGATATACTGCAAATACTAAAATTTTAGTACAAGATGCAAATGTAAGAATAACATCTTTAACGGATACAGGTACAATTCGAGCAATTAAAGTAGTTAATCCCGGAGTATTTGCAGGTCTTACTCCGGTAAACGGTGCATTGCCAGTAGGATTTTTTGTTAATGCAGTTATAGAAGATCCGTCAAATGTAGTGCAAGGAAATGTTCGACTTAGTAATACAATAGGCACATTCACCGGTACGGTTCCTCATGGGTTATCTAGAGGAAAAAATGCCAATTTAATTTTTTATGGGAATTCTAATAGTTATATAAATGGCGCGGAAAATGTAATTACCGTTACCACAATTTTAGATGATACCCGCTTTAGATTTACAATGACCGGATTAGATCCAACCGCGATTACTGCAAATTTAAAATACACAAGAACAGCTAATTTATTTAGTAATATTGGCGCAGTTCGCGAGAGCGAAGGGTACTGGTTAAATAATAGAGGAAAACTTTCCGAATTAATATACGTACAAGGCCCTGCTGTAGATTCTCCGAATAAATCTAAAATATTCTATCAACAATATTCATATGTTGTACGAAGCGGAGAATCTATTGATAGTTGGAAAGACATTGCTAAAGCTACCGTTCATCCTGCAGGTATGGAGGTGTTCGGTGAAATTTATATCAATAATCAGATTTCAGCAAATGTGGAAACAACTGTTGATAACGAAATTTGGGATTATTTAGGTATAACCGCAGATATGAGTATACCCCCGTTTGATGCAAGCATGACTACTTATTCAAATAGTAGAGTACAAAATTTACCTATATCTACAGATCACGTATATTATATATTCAATATACTGTAATAAATAATTAAAAAATTAATGGAATTATAATGGCGCAAATCATTACAGAAAATTTTAGGGTATTCAACGCTACTCGTTTCGTAGAGTATGTTGTTGATACCAATACCCTGTATCTTTTTATAGGCAGACCACAAAGTTGGGATAATGAACCAACGGCACCCACACCGGTAAACGTTCCATATCAAGACACTCTTTATTGGGCAGATGCAGTTGCACTAAAAAGAATTGTTCCTAATGATTTTAAACAAGTAGTACAACGTAAGAATTGGTCTGCGGGTATAGTATATTCACAATATGACAATGCAAGCTCAACTCTATATGGATCTAATTTTTATGTACTAACACAAGATAACAATGTTTACAAATGTATATCTAATAATTTTGGGGCAGCATCATCTATTAAACCTACCGGAACATCAATAAATGTTATAACAACCTCTGACGGATATCAGTGGAAATATTTGTATTCATTATCTGATACAGATTTATTAAAATTTTTAACAGGCGATTTTATGCCAGTTAATTTGAATTACGATATAACTACAACCGCAATTAAAGGTACTATAGATAATGCGGTTGTAGTTAATTCTGGAAATTCTTATACAACAAATTCTAATATTACTGTTAGTATATTGGGAGATGGTAGCGGGGCTGCTGTAGGAAGTATTTTAACTACTGGTGCAAATACTATTGATCGTATTATATTAAGTGCGCCAGGATCTAATTATACTTATGCAAATTTAGTAATTCAAGGCGGAGGTGGAAGCAATGCAACTGCAAGAGCCATTGTTTCTCCTATAAATGGACATGGTTCGGATGTGTTGACGGAGTTGGGTGCTAGATATGTAATGATCAACACTAGACTTAATTATGCTGAAGGTGGCGGAGATTTTCCTGTAGTAAATGATTATAGAAGAATTGGTATAGTAAAAAATCCAATATCAAACGCAACATCTACAATGGCAACAGAGACAACACTTGATGCGACTATTACGTTAAATGTTTCAAACGTTACTGGAACATTTACATTAGATGAATACATTAGCGGAGATAATACAAACTCAAACGCATTTATAGTTAGTGCAAATGCGAATGTCTCATCTGGCAACGTTACTATTAGATATATTACTCCTATTGAATTATTCGCCGGCAATATTATATTTTCAGCAGGCGAAACAATTCGTGGAGCAAATTCATTGGCAGTAGGAACTATTAGTACAATAACACCTGCTGAAGTAAAGAAAAATACTGGTCAAATTTTATATGTGGAAAACCGCGCTAAAATTACAAGAGCTTCAGACCAAGCAGAGAATATTCATATAGTTATAGAATTCTAAGGTAAAATAAAAAATGGCCGTAAATTTAACAACAAACCCATACTATGACGATTTTGATAGTACTAAGAATTTTTATAGAATTCTTTTTAAGCCAGGTACGCCTGTGCAGGCAAGAGAACTTACACAAATTCAAAGTATCTTACAGGATCAGATAAAGAAATTTGCAAATCATATTTTTGTGGATGGAAGTAGAATATTAAGTGACGATCCCGTAGCAGTTACTATTAATGATGCCGGTAGAGCAGTTAAATTACAAGTAGACGCAAATACTGCAAACTTACAAGTATATTTAAATAAGTATGTTTCAGGTACAACATCTAATATTATTGGTAGAGTAGATTTTGTTTTTGATTCTGATAACCCTGATGTGGGAGATCCTCCAACTTTTGTAATGTCTTTAATTAAATCAGAAGGAACAAGTGAATTTAATTCCGGCGAAACTCTATATTTTCATAATACAATTTCTGCCGCAAATTCTAAAACTGCAACTGCTCTAACAGTATCTACTGTTTCAGATTCCTACATTGTAGGCACTGCAAGTATAAACGAATACTCGGATATAATTACTCTATCTGCATCTGCCGGAACGATTAAAGTGGGTGATCAAATTATTGCATCAAGTTTGGGATCTGATTTATTTGTGGTTGAAGTTATTACAAGCACTAGTATACGAGTTAATAGAAATGTAGGAATTACTGATAATAACGTTAGTATACAGTTTAAAACAAGAAATACTAGCCCAACATTGATATTTGGAACTAGTGCCGGCACCTATTATAAAAATGGATTGTTTATACAAACTGCGAAACAAAAAATTGTACCTCAGAAATATACAGCATATCCTACTAAATCTATTGTTTTAAGATATCAAGAATATATAGTTGATTACAATGATGATAGCAGCTTGCTTGATCCAGCATTTGGTAGCTCAAATTATTTAGCTCCCGGCGCTGATAGATTAAAAGCGGAATTAATTTTAGACAGTGTAGATTTAAAAGCTGATAATAAGCCAGATATAACTGGAACATTTTTAGAAATAGGTAGATATAAAAATGGTAATTTAGATTTAGTTGAGTCCACCGGTGATTCTAAATATGCAGAACTTGCAAAAACTCTAGCATCAAGAACATATGCAGAATCTGGAAATTACATAGTTTCCCCGTTTAAATTGCAGACTGCAGGGCCATCCCCAGATGGCGCAGATGAAAGATTTTATGTTACCCCCGGAAGAGCATTCGTTGGTGGATATGATATTGCAACTTCTGGAAAAACAGAAATTTCAATACCCAAAGAAAAAACAACGGATACTGCAGAAGCACTAAATATAGATACATTTTTTGGCACGTATGTTGTAATCGAGGCCCCCACTTTTGGATTGCCTCAATTAACAGATTTAGATGGCAAAGATTATTACGAATGTCATTCTACAACTAATAGAAATGCAATGAATAATTCCACAATTGTGGGATATGTAGTACCTAAACATATACAGTATGAAACTGGATATGGAGCAAATTCATCTTTTAGATTTTATTGGTATTATTATGAGCAAGCCTCTACAACATTAACTCCTGATAGTATTAGATCTGTTATAGGGGTTCAAAATCCATTCTCAATAAATTATGGCAATAATGGTACTTATGCCAAACCTACATTTTTTGCGAATATACATCCAACGTACGGATTAATTGATAATAGACTAAGATACTATGATGTTGGACAAAATAGAAATGTTTTTAAAATACCAAAAAATAATGTTAAGCAAGTATCAAAGAATAAAGTTGTATATTCTCAACTATACCCAAATACTTTAGGTACTGGGGGAATTGTAACTTTAAGTACCGGTTCGCCTAATAAATTTGTTGGACCACTGGGGTCGTCTTTAACCGACTCAATAAAAAGAGAATATTATACCATGGTAGTGCGGGATTCATATTCTGCGGGATATCCTGGTAATATTTTTGTTCCTATGGAAAACATTTCAGCAACTTT